CTTTCAGACTTGGAGACACTGAATGTGATAATATCATCATTCGTTACTGTTTTGACAACGCGATAAAAGTGATCCGTGTTCAATCCTACATCCAATCGTGGAGTTGTATGATTGTATTCGTAATGTTCGAATTTGGCTGCATGAAGTCTCATATGGGTCAACACAGTTCGTGTATTGTCCATCGCAATCATTCGGATGCCATCCTTATCAAAGACCAAGCTCATCTCCACGAGCATCGACTTCAGTCCTTCGGCTAGAGTACGTATCGGTGCGGTTTGAACGGTTTTTGCCACCACTAGATCGTCGGACATTTTGTTTATCCCTTCGGCGCGTCCTTAACTTCTTTTTACGCGTTCCAGCTCGAAGTGTTCCTTGTTTCATTTTTTCAACACGAACAGCTCTATCAGTAAAGTCTGGTGTGACTACAGGTTCAGGTGTAGGTGCAACGACTGGCGTGACTACAGGTTCAGGTGCAACGACTGGCGTGACTACAGGTTCAGGTGCAACGACTGGCGTGACTACAGGTTCAGGTGCAACGACTGGTGGGACTACAGGTTCAGGTGCAACGACTGGTGGGACTACAGGTTCAACCTTCTTTTCGCCTCGAGTTGTCATTTTCTTCCACCAATCTTTGAGCGGTGTAGTTGACGCAGGTGTAATCTGTTTGAACGCATCGTCAAAGTATTTGCGCAATGTCTCAAGTGATTGGGTTGTAGCATTTTCAAGTTTAATCAAGATCGTAATTAGACGCGGACGACTAATTGCTTTAGGAACTGAGTCTAAAATTGCTCCAGCTTGAGTGAGATCTGGAGTCTTAGAGATTTCAGCTTGAACAGGTGCAACAGGTTCAACGGCAACAGGTTCAACAGGAGTTTCAGTTACAGGTTCAACAGGAGTTTCAGTTACAGGTGCAACAGGTTCAACAGGAGTTTCAGTTACAGGTGCAACAGGTTCAACAGGAGTTTCAGTTACAGGTGCAACAGGTTCAACAGGAGTTTCAGTTACAGGTTCACTTGTAGCCACAGATGTGGGCTCAGATGTAGATTCCATGTCTTCAATCTCTTTCACTGCCTCTTCTATTGTACCACCCTTCTTCGGAACACCGAGTTGCTGTTTTACAATGTCAATGACTTCAACGATCTGTTGAGGTGTAGCAAGTCTAAACCGGATTTCACTCGACTCATAGTCTGCAAGACGTTTGAGAAGTGCATCTCGTTCAGACTTGAAATCTGGACACGGTGCAGAACGAGGATTTCTAGCTCGTTCAGCTTCAAGACGGCTTCGTACTGCGGCTTCTACTTTCAATTGATCGGATACAGAGAGTTCGCCACGCGTTGAACCATATCCAGCTACACCTGCAATCGCAGCAAGAACTGCGAGTGAAATGGTTGCAGGTTCAACTCCACCTGTTTTGCTTCCACGACGACGTCGCCCCATTGCTTTAACCATACAAACGATTTGCGTGGAGCCCAACCAATGCGAGTAAACTAAAGAATACGATCATTATGAAAAAGAACCCAAACATATACGCAGAAAAGAGGACTAAATAGCTGAGAAATCCATCCGAAAACTTGGCAGCCAAGTAGGGAAGTCCGCTAGGTAGGAGAAACAATACGATGATACAAAGAAATAGAAGACCTACAAACAACCCTGCCGCGGCAATCCACACTTTTTCACCTGGGATGGTTACACCCATCACCGTGACCGGTCTCTTGGTTTCTTCAATCTTCTTGTTTGAATCGTATGCAGCATTGGTAGCCATTACTTCAAGATGGGAAACAATCTTGACGTGTAGGGATAGAAGACGAGTGACAGCAAGACGATCAAAACGATGATATCAAAGGCTGCAACAATCTTCTTGTATTTGACAGGAAGTGGAGGGTATTCAGGAGGCACTCCACCGTAGGGTTTGAACCAGCCAATCAGGGCTCCGAAGAAGGTAGGTCCAAGCTTATCGTTACAATCGTAAATGTAGTCATACCAAGCCATCAAGACATAGGCAGTCATTGCAAGAATGAATGCAAACACTGCTTCGTGTTGCCACGCCTTCTGATGAGGCATAAAATACACCGCAAGGACAAATGCCGAAAACACTATGCATTTCTCATTGAGGTAAAGTGGTGTTCCAAAGAGAGCTAATCCCATTATTGTATGTACAGAACTTTACATGACGCCATCCTCATCGCCGCCGCCCTTCTTACCTTTCTTGACTAATCCAAACTTGCCCTTGCGCGTCTTGAAGCCCATCTTAACCAATCGATTCTCCTTCTTGGCCTTCATGGACTTCTTACGCGAGACAATACGTCCTGCCTTGTTATATTTGAGATCGCCCTTGGTCAGTCCACCTGGGGTCTTATCGGCTGTGCCGTGCATCACTTGTGCTCGTGAACCAATTGTCATTTATATTACGAACGAGATAATTTGAGGAATGGATAGACTACATTGCCAGATGATGTACTAGCAGTGTTCACTTGAAACGCAGTTGGGGGTAATGATTTATACAAAAAGAGCATATCTCCGTTCCATGAATGATTCCACTCATGACGATCTTCCTTAACACCATCGATATAGTGGTAAATTGGACGATCTGGATGGATCTTAAACTCTGTCTTCAGCAAATCAGATGCCATTAATCGTTTCGAAAACTCATGGTCCTCTGTATCACGAATATCTGCATATCGAACCTGTCTGACGATGGATGTGCGTATTAGGTTCATAGGAGATACGCTTCGAATAAAACGGTCAGGTTTTTCATACCATTCTGGAAAATCAAGTGAATGATGGAAGAGTTTATTGAACTTACCTCTGAAATAATGAGCTCCTACAAAGGACGCACAATCATAGTCAATTTTGCTCTGGATCATAGGTACAAATGTCTTGAGGAAGTAAGGTGCAAGGACATCGTCATCGTCAATAAAGCAATGGTATTTCCCAGAACATCGATCCATAAGGACGTTGCGTTTCTGCCCTAATGTAAGTTCTCCATTATCCGATTCCCAAAGGACTTCTACACGAATCTCGGGGGTTTCTCGATCTTGTTTCTGAATTTCAGCTAGAACTTGTTTGAAGAGACGTTCACGTGAACGAAGAGTCGGAATAAGAATACTGATGTCCATTATGTGTTACTTAAGGCAGTTGTGAAAATACGTTTGTCATTTCCGATTGATAAAACTCAATAGACCATTCGAAGAAGACTTTGATAAACTGGGAAGTTCTCGAAAATTTGGAATCACTGTGTTTTCAGGTTGAGCTGTTGAGTGTGCCTTCTCGAAACGTATAACCGTCTTTGGAAGCTGTATTACATCGGATATGCGATCTGTAGAGTTGGTATCTACATAATTGATCTCTTCAAGTCTTCCACAATATACTGCGTGATCCCATTCAAAAGGGAATTCTATTCCAATTTCTCCAGGCATTATACGGTGATTACTATAGGTGACATATGCATTTGCCCTTAGCTTCTCATATAACACAAGCTTGAGGAAGTTTTGGTCAATTCCGAATCCATGTGGATCATCCTCAGAACCACTACCTCCACTTACAGGAGTCCATTCCAAAAATAAGGAGCGGATAGAGGGTATAGTTGGATTTTTACGAATACCCCAGAGTCCTGCCATTATTTCGTTTGTATGATACTTGTTATCACGTATAATATGCGTAGTGTAATTAGAAGCCAAAAAACTACGAATAGCCCATCGATCTTTCCAATGAACTCGACTATCTGCATCACGCACCATCATCAAATCGACCCAGGGTTCATCAATCGCAAAAAATCTATAGACCGAGTTCTTATGTCCGACGATTCCTGTTTCACGAATCGCCACATTGTTACGTCTGCTTAACATATCGATATACTCGCGAGGTACGTCAGCTCCTACATACACAAAGATACCCCATCCTGGATAGTGTTGATCAATAAGTTGGAGGTTCTCAAGAAGACCTGTATAGTATTTGGGATTCGGTGGTCCATAAATACAGAATGAAAAGACTCGAGTCATATTATGTATCAGTAGAGATCATTTGGTAAATCATTTCTTCAAACGATACGTTGGGTGTCCATCCTAATTCTGTTCGTATTTTTGTTGAATCCCCACATAGATACGTTACGTCATTGGGTCTCATAAACTCGGATGATTGTTCAACCCATACACGACCTGTACTATCTACGGCTCGTTCGTATAGATCACCATCTTTTACCCATGTGAAGTTTACACCAAGTTTCTTCATCGAGATCTCAATGACATCCCTAACAGTATGGGATTTACCTGTTGCAACAACCCAATCATCGCACGAATTTGCTTGTAAGATCAACCACATTGCGACAACGTAGTCTTGTGCGTGTCCCCAATCACGTTTAGAATCAAGATTTCCGATCCGAAGCGGAGTCTTTGTTCGCCCAGCATGAAAATTGCATAATCCCTTTGTAATTTTACGTGTAACGAACTCTATACCTCGACGAGGGCTTTCGTGATTAAAGAGTATTCCGTTTGAAATGAAGATACCGTAAGACTCGCGATAGTTTCGAGCAATCCAATATGCATAGAGTTTTGCGGTTGCATATGGTGATTTGGGTCGAAATGGCGTTGTCTCGGTTTGCATAGTGCTTCCAGTTGTATCTCCATATAACTCAGATGTAGAAGCCTGATAGACCCTGTACTTGTCAGGGTGAGGAGACTGACGTACGCATTCTAGAATACGTAAAAATCCAAGACCATCGCATTGTGACGTGTAGTCTGGAACAAAGAACGAGACGTGAACGTGCGATTGTGCTGCAAGGTTATACACCTCACATCGTTCATATTTGTGTAGAATCGAGTTCACTTCCGAAAACACGTTTGAAAGACTAATACCGTCTGCCATATCAATGTAGCGAATGTTCAATCGATGGACTATATCTCGAATTAACAACAGATTATCTTGAGATGACCTGCGAACACAAGCATAGAGTGTATATCCCTTTTCAAGTAATAGCTCACATAAGTAAGATCCGTCTTGTCCGTTCGCGCCGGTTATAATGGCAACTCGATTCATTTAATTGAATGTATAGGAGGGTATTAAAGTTGCTGTATCGCGCGAATAACAGTTTCGGACGGACGCGCGCAACTTGAGGTAACTGGCCAAACAATAAAACGAACTATCCACTGTATGAATCTCTTCTGCGTTTTCGATGACAAGCACGTAGTCAAAAAATGGTCGGTTGACAAAGGAATCTGCAAGCTCATACCATTGATGATCCGGAGGATATGGATTTTTGTTTGGATCGATTGTCAGTATCAGGTCTTTATCCCACGTGATAAGAGGTGTGAATTGACCTGAGGATTGTTGTTGTGTGAATATGTACGAACGATCGCGCAACGGTTCATATAAAGTAGTTGCTGCAGCCGTGCGTGGGACGTTAAAGTAGATATGTCGAATCGATGGATCCATCTTCATATCTCGATAGAAGCAGTGAGGAAGTTCTGTCATAGGCTCGTGATTCTCCTTGTAGAAGCCGGAACGGTAGACAGTTAAATAGTCTTTTGGATCATAAAGAAGTGCTTCTCCACGAGTTGTTTCAGTGGGTGATTGAATATATCCGCTTTCCACTACAATCAGTTTAATGGACGGATCATCTGCAAACATTGCAGTCACCGCATCTACATTGTTCCGTTTAACAACCACGTGGGTTTCATCGTGTTGAAGTGCGACAAATCGAACTGCACCATTCAGTCCAATGTGATCACCGAGACCCGTATGTCCTATAAATAACGCTTTACGAGGAGAATAACCCTTCTGTTCTCTCAAGAAGCTCTGACTCAATTTGTTCACAGTGTCTTTGATACGAAACCTCATATCGTTTTTATTCAATATGTCTATGCATTTTTCACCACTTGGAACGCTCATCTCACGTATTTCATCTTGCATTACCCAAATCTCATCATTCACTGTATAGAGAAGTCTATATTGAAACGCGAACGTTTCAAGATAGGGCTGAAGTTGTTCTTTTAGGATGTCATACTCTTTTTTACTGGCATCGTGATTACGAATACGCTTGCACTTGATTTCCAATATCGTAAGTTTATCCAAAGCTTCTCCGAGCGAGACAGGTAGAGTTATCATTTTGACTTCTCCATAAAATAGCGACCCTCACTCTCACGCACCGTTGTAAACCCTCGTTCTGTATATAGTTTAATTGCTGGTTCATTTGTACTGTCTACTGTAAGACGAAGGTCTGTACTCGAAGATGCAATAATAAGATCAAGAAGTAGACTTCCATATCCACGTCCTTGTGCTTCAGGAAGGACACATAGTCCAACCCATCGATCGTCTATATGTGCATATGCAACAGGTTTACCGTCTTCTAAACCAAGAAGTGTCAACGTGTGAGTTTGAATACAGTGATCTACGTCTCGGTTCGTAAAGTATCGAAAGGTAGATGGCATAGGATTCACTAGAAACTCGTTTAGGAGTTCTGATGTAGCTCTAACGATTTTGAGCTGGAAAGTACGTTGGAACTGACGAACTGCAGATACGATATATGCACAATCGTATTGAGTGAGACTAGGAGAAGAAGGTAACATTGCGACTTCTGAACGTCCAATGGATTGATAGGGCGCTGATAGTTGATGAAGATGCGAATGTTTTTGAATCTCGTAGAACATTGGACGAGTATCGATTCCATGTGACATCATATGTGTTGCAAAGTTAGAATAGTCCATACCTGGAATTCGAATAACCATCATCCAGAGCCCTGTAGTGATAACTGAGTCGCCTAACATAGACGCATATTGACAATAGATAGCCTTCTTTTTGGCAAGAATCTGTGAAATATCGTTCAATTGATCATAGAGTAAGGCTGCTTGGATATTCGTCATTCGGTAATTATAGCCCAATACGTCATACACATATCGTTCAGTGGTTGCACCGTGATGACACGACTTGTATATGAACTCGTAGAGCTCCTTATCGTTCGTATACCAAACACCGCCCTCGCCTGTAGTGACTAGCTTATTGGCAAAGAACGAGACTGCCGAACACAATGATGCAGTACCTGTCATACTTCCTTCGTATTTTTCTAAGAATGCTTCACACGAATCTTCTACAAACACAAGATCCGGTCGAATCCGTTTGAGACGAGGAACGTTCACCACATTCCCGATATTATGAACGATGACAACTGCAGCACCTGATTCTAGAGACTGAATATACTCCTCGTCTACACGCATATTCATTGTAACTGGATCGGTCTCTAACACTCGAATACACTCTGGAGAATACTCATACAGAGCACAATTCCAGACTGCAACAAATACATAATTTGGAACGTAGACGGTGTTAAGTGAGGGGTATCTAAATTTGAGTGCCTTGTACAGTAGATGCGTTGCACTCGTTCCATTGTTTACAAGAACTGCATACGGTGTACCCACGGTTCGTTGTACTGCTTCTTTGGCCTTTTCAATGAATTCACCTTGAGAACTAAACCAACCGTCTCGGATGGACTTTTGCAACGAGGTTGTGTAGTTCGTTAAGTCCGGAGTGTAGATCGGATACTTCATTGTCAACATACTTGTTCGTTCTGAAAATTATTTAGTGTTGAGGACGTATCCGTCTACACTGAAACGGACTCTTGTTTAATACAGTCCAATCGTTTGGATCTGTAGACATTAGTTGAAATCCATCTGAATTATATACGTTTGTCTCGTCTGGATAGATAGATCGCGAGATAGAATGCTTCGCCAAGCAGATATTAAACAAACCATTGTCAGAATCATTCCCTTCAAAGATAGGTAGTTCGTCACATGACGATCCGGACGAGTCTAAAAAATGATAATTCTCACACAGTCGAAGCCAATCTGTTAAAAGCTTTAGAGTCGCATCTGTCTTCTTGAGAATCATAACGCCTGCATAACAATATGGAGTGATCTGATTTGCAAACTCAGGATAATATGAATTGATAACATCGCGTTTAACGTATTGTTGGGCTTTGTATGTATCATTAAGTGAGAATGTCAATAGATCGCAATCATTCATCATTTTCATGTAGTCTCGATAACGGTCCATACCTTGACTATTTAGATGCATACCTGCATCACAGTAGATGAGGATATCTCCATAATTTAATCCGCTAAGTTTATCCAAGATGATCTTAGGTTTCCAAATCCATAGTCCATATCCATGTTTATGTGTTGTGATGAACTTTCTATGATTGAAAATGAACTCTGGTATACTGTGCTCATTCATAGCGTGAACTGAATCAAACTTGAACTCAGATGCCTCTTTTAAGATACGAGTTGGCTGCATATAGTCCGTATTTGCAAAGGTTAAGAAGTGAACCTTAGATTGTTCAGGTATATTATGATGAACCATTCGTAAACGATCCTGAACAGACGTTTGAACGTTTTTAAGGATATGTTGCATTTTTATATAATGCATTCATTCTTCATTAATCTAAACCGACGAATCGATCGACGTCTACAGTTTGAAACTGAAGCATCTCGAATGGGCATTGAAGTAGAACGATTTCCAGCAATTGTCCATAAAGTTCCTGCACTTGGTTGCACGATGTCCCATTTGGCGGTTCTAAAGCTTGCACGTGCTCGAGGGTATGAACGCGTGTGTATTTTTGAAGATGATTTTGAATTCACCGTGTCAAATGAAGAGCATCGAGCAGTGATTGCAGCTATTCCCAGTGATTTCGATGTTGTAATGCTCGGATGGTACATCAATCAATCTGTACCTTACAACAGTGTTTTTGGCAAAGTAATATCCGCTACTACAGCTAGTGCATATATTGTCAACCGTAAGTTTTATGATACGATCATCTCTACACTTGAGACTGCAGCATCACTTTTCCAAGCAAACCCCTATGACATTTCAACGTATATCAACGATCAATATTGGATTCGCATTCAGCCGTCTGCAAATTGGTTGTATTCACTCAAACGTTTAGGTCATCAACGTCCTGGGTACAGCGATCTTGTAGGTGGATACGTCGTTTATGATTATTGATTAATTATGATAGATACTGTATATGGATCTGGAAAGACGATGTTGTGTAGTATGTTCAGGAGACCTAGAGCTCCTATATACTATCCCAGACGTTCCCATTACATTTTCTCCTACTAGTGCACCTTTTGAAACAGATGTATCACGTGAAGTGAAACTGTGCCTTTGTAAACAGTGTGGATGCGTCCAACTTAAAACACTGATTGATCCGTCGATCCTCTACAGTGTATCCCATAACGAAACCGCTGAAACTCCGACGTGGAAGGAACATCATCTCCAATTCTCGCAGTTTGTCTTGAAACAGAACGTGAAGCGATTACTTGAAATTGGTGGCTCATCGGGCAGTTTATACAAGCATATCGGGAATGTGGTTGAAGACTATACGTGTCTAGACATGTGCGAGGTACCGAACATACCTTTCAAGTTCGTTCAGGGCAACTGTGAAACGTACGACTTCTCAAACACAGACTGTATCTGTATGTCACATGTATTTGAACATCTATATAATCCGAAGACGTTCGTAGAGAACATTTCACCTCACGTAAAAAAAGTGATCGTATCCATTCCCAATATGAACTACCTCTTATCTGTCAAATCACCTTCCGTGATATTCAACGAACATACATATTTTGTCGACAAGTCGACTATGGAATGGCTGTTTGGACAAAGCCACTATGTATTGCGAGACTTTACAGAATATAAGTCTCATTCACTCTTCATGGTATTTGAGAAAGTGGATGTTCCAGTCAATATCCCAATCGTCAACCGGACATATATTGCAGAGGCAATGAAGATGATATTCGAGGAGATGACACTGAAGGTTTCTCAAGTGAAAATAGCCGACGGTGCATTCATTGCTCCGGCAGGACATATGGGGCAGTTATTGTATTCCAAAATCAAGCCTGCTCATCTCTCAGGATTTCTCGATAATGACAAGACAAAACAAGGGCGACGTGTTTACGGGACTCCATATTATACGCGTAGTTTCGAAACATTGAAAGACATTGACAGTCCGGTTGTCTATTTATGTGGAGGAGTGTATAACGACGAGATACTAGATCAGATCATAAACTTAAACAACTCTGCACATATTTACAAAATATGAGCATATCGATTGTCTACTGTTCTTGTTATATGTATCGTAGTTTGTGGACTCCGTTCATAGAGCTGAAGCGCAAATACTTCAATAACGATTCGATCCAGATGTATCTCTGTACAGATGGTCCCCTTGAGGAGATTCGTGCAAAGATGGGGGATATCCCTATTCTACACTACGGCGAGCGTGCAAACAACACTACAAATTATATGACACGCGTTGTGTCATATCTAAAAAGGATTGATACGAAATATGTAATCTTTTGGTATGATGACATGTTTCTAACCGGTATGGTGGATTGGGAGTCTTTTAACGATGCACATACTTTGATGGAAGCAAATCCACAGGTCAAACTCATAAAGCTTTCAGAATGCTCTTTTCCGTTCAGTGGCAAAACCATTCAAGCAGGAAGTACTACATTTCAGTTGGCTACTCCTCAAGACGGATATATTCTGAATGTTCAACCTACATTGTTTGATCGAACATTTCTCTTAGACGTGATGGAGGAGGTTGATAGGAATCCCACTACAAACGGACCAAGTGAGTTTGAAACTATGGGAACACGTATTGCTGCTCAAAAGCCGTTCATCTATCTGCGCAGTCTGAAAAACACTATTCCGATATTCGGTGAGGGCGGTGTTGTTCGCGCAGGTATCTTGTTTCCGGCTGCACAGGCATTTCTACAGAAAGAGGGAATTGACATCAACCTATGTGACAAAAACTGTATTTATGATACAACTGAAAAGAGTAATACTGACACTTTGAACCATCAATTGAAACTAGAATTACGTGAATTGTTCAACATCAGTGTTTGAAGTGTGTAAGGAAGTAATCAAGATCCTCTGGAACACCTATACCCCACATCTTGGCACAAGGACAAATAGAAAACGTCTTTCCACTCGCAATCGCCTCATTGAATACGGGAACCACGTAGAACTCGTTGTTAACGCGAATATTCTTGGCAATCATCTGTTCTGCGTATCGTACGAAGTCACATCCGTGTCTCCACATGTATAGGCCTGTCGTAGCGTGAGGAGAAAATGGGTCCTTCTCTCGAACCTCGGATACCGAGCCAGTATCATCCACCTTCGCATATGACCACTTAGGATGACCCTTTCCGTCAAATGTAGAAATCACCCCATCAAACGCGCGATGTGTTGGATCATAGAGAAAATCAAATGCAAGTTTAAATGCGTTGTCAGATCCTTCGAACTCAATGTACTGGTCGCTGTTGATAATTATAATTGGATGTGGATTGTCAATATACTGACGTGCAAGAAGGACAGTGCAGGCAGCGCCTTCTGTTGTATGATCTACAGATACAACGTTGCATCCAGGGACTAAGTTCTTCAGATAGGCTGTTGCATCATACGTCTGCTCAAATTCCTTACGGATGATGAATGTATAGGTTGCATCTATTCCCAGATTACGAACAACCCATGAGATCATGGGAGACCCAAACACCGGAATAAACGGCTTTGGATCTTTGTAACCCGCCTGCATAAATCGGCTTCCATTACCAGCCATTGGAATGACAATGTTGATATGATTGGTAAGATTTGGCTTCGCAGATAGAACGTACTCGAGTGTAATATCGGATGCATTACTGACTCGGTGAACTGCTGCACCACTTGCAACCGCCGCTTGAAGACCGATATACGAGTCCTCAAAAATCATCGTGTCATCCGGTTTATAATTCATCACTTCCATTGCCCGTTGATAGATCTCAGGGGACGGTTTCGGAGACGATACATCTTCATTGGAGAATACCACGTCAAATAGATCGAATATTCCAAGCTTCTTCAAGACAGTTTCGACTGTCTGACGAATGCAGTTTGACGCACACGCTATACTAAACCCTTCAGAACGCAGACCTTGCATCATATGGATGAGTCGATCGGAAGGTTCTAGTTTCTCAAATGCCTGTGACGTAAGTTCTTGCTTGCGAGTGTATACGGCATCACCCTCAATGCCCATTCGAGCGAGTTTTGTTCGCGTACTAAGACCGTTGTAAATAGTCCTATGATCCTCTGGACTAATCTCACGACCAACAATCTCACGTAGGGCTTGATTCAGTGTATCGTAGTGCACTTGACACGAATCTAATAAGACTCCATCGAGGTCAAAAATGATGAACTTACGCATTGTTACATCCTAGAACCTATATATGAAAATAATAGCGCACCGTGGAAATACGAACGGTCCTAACCCAGAAACAGAAAATAAGGAGGAAACGATAACCTCTGCGATTGCAGAGGGATTTGAGTGTGAGATTGATGTGTGGCGAATCAATGACCAGTTATGGTTGGGACATGACGGACCTCAGTATGCTATATCCTTATCCTTCTTAACTCAATATAGTAACGTCTTATGGATTCACTGTAAGAATCTAGAGGCTCTTGCTTACCTTAAAAATGACTTCAACTGTTTCTTTCACGATAAAGACCTATACACTTTAACCAGTAAAGGGTATATTTGGGGAAATATCAACAGTCCTTGCAATTCATTCGTTATACAAGTAATGCCTGAAGTAAGTCAAACGTTTTCAACTCAGTGCTGTGGAGTTTGTACAGACTATCCTAATCGATACGCATCTATCCTCGTTTGAGTTCAGATGTGTGGGTTTCCCCTTGTTACTTATTTATTTTAGACTATAAAGTCTCAACGATCACGTTTAGTTGGAGTATGCGAGACCGCCCATACCTGACATCACACGCAAAACGTTGTAGTTGACTGCATACACGCGGACCTGAGCAGTGCGTCCAGATCGAACTGTGTTGACTGACACAGTGAGCTGAAGGGTAGCCTTGTCGATACGTGAGAAGTTGCAGGTGCCTGAAGGCTGGTGCTCCTCTGGCTTGAGTGCGAAGGAATACACGTTGATACCAACCGATGGGGTTCGGCTGTGGTGTTGGTAAGGCTGAACAACACTGAAGTATCGGCCCTCGCGCTCTGTGAATCGGTCTTGGCCGTTGAGCTGGAGCTTGGCAACCTCGACTGGGTTCTTGCCAGAGCACTTGACGCCTGAATCGAGGATAACCTTGGCGAGGAGGTAGTTGGTGGTGTCTGCAAAGACTTCGTCACCTGCATCAGAGATGGAATCCAACCAAGAGGCACCGGCAAGAGAAGGACCAATTGTGATACCGATACCTGGGAGGTAAGGACCTGAAGGACCATCACCTTGAGTGGTGGGAACGACAGTGGTAGATGCACCGCCACCGAGGGAGCCACGAGCCAACACGTCCATAACAATACCCTCTGTGGTAAAGTCATCTGTGTAGTTGAATGGCTGGCAACCGTTGACCTCTGTAATGAAGTTCTGGTTGGGTGTGCAGTCCACGAAGGAATCTCGTTGAACAACCCAGACAAGCTCCTTGACAGGGTGGTTGAAGTTCAACTGGATCTTGTTGGAAGAGGAGGTGATAGACTCGGCACCTGTGAACTGGAGCTGTTCAATGAGGTACTCGTGAGTCTGTTGGGCGAATCGTCGTCGCTCCTCAGTGTCCAAATACACGTAGTCAATGTAGAGGGACGCAGCAGTCAAGGACTGGATTGCAGTGGAGGCTGCAGTGGCACCAGTCAACTCATAATAGGTGCAGTTGATCCATTGCTCGAACTCAACATTGATACGGACCTCGTGGTACTGGAGGGCAATGAGAGGGATTGCAAGACCAGGGTTGCGGCAGAACCAGAACTGGAGAGGAATGTAGAGGGTCTTGGCAGGTGTTCCGGCACGAGGAGCGCAGGAGTTGGTGAGCTCTGCACCCGCGCAAGAGGCATCCAAGGCATAACCACGTCGGTCCTTCATCAAGACGAGATCGTGGGTGTTACCGATCATATCATCGAGGGCTGCAACTGTACCTGCATCCTGGGAGAGCTGGGTCCAGATTTGGAGCCAGTCACCATATTGTCGGTCAATTCGCTGACCTCCAATCTCGAGCTCAATGACCTTGAGGAGTCTGTGACCGATGTAGTTGAGCCATCGGAAGCGGTTCAAGTTGGTGGAACCATTGACAAGGTCAACACCTGGGAGAACCACTTGGACGTATGTGCGGTACATTAGATCTGCATTACGGTTGATAACTGCAGTGACACGCTTGTTGAAGTCAGCCTGGCCGTTGAAGGTGACTTCAATGGACTCCATTGCGAAGTTGGTATGGCGCTAGTAGAGCACCTTCCAGAACGTGATTTGAGGATTGCCGGAGATGTAAATGTCCTGCGCACCGTAGCTTACAAGTTGAAGAAGACCGCCTCCCATGTTGTTGTGTCTCATAGCAAGAAAAAGTTTTTCCACACAATGACCCCGCGCCGTGTCTACATTTTTAGACGAACTTATTGAAAAAGAGCCTTACCTGTTAAGGTCAATCATTTACAGATCATAACAGCAAGAACCCAATGACTGAAGACGGATGGTTAGCAATGAGTGTATGGCTTTCAATTTCATTGTGTGGACTCGCAGGAGCTATCTACGCATACTGTAAGCGAAATAACAACCCACCTGATGAAGATCTACTTATATGAAATACTCTACCCGAGAACTTGATCGAAAGAGAAGTGATGGAAACGGGTGATCTCGTATAAACCCCTTCTGCTCTTCGGATAAGAAGTCAAAACGTTCAAGGTTCTTGTCCTTGAAAAAGGGATAATGAAATGAGACATACAATGGAATATCGTACGTTGTATGCAAGCTGTATAAGTCTTTTAGTATAAACTCTTCTGCACCTTCTATATCCACTTTTATGATCGATACATTGCTCGGATCAATTTTGGCATCCAACAACAGAGCGTGTATTGAAATCGTATTGACTGAATGACCAGAATCATCTAATGCGATTTGGCTTACACTTTCATTATTGCCTACAATCGAGATTGTTCGTCCAGTTTCACTGAAAATTGCCTTATGAACGGCTGTAACATTATTACAATCGTTGAGCTTGCAATTACGTTGAAGGTCCTTGTAAGAGAGTGGATCTGCTTCTACAACCACTACGTTCTTTGACTTACGAGATGCATAGATGCACGTTGTTCCGATCCAACCGCCAAGATCAATGCACGTTTTAGTAGGATCAAGAAACCGATCAAAGATACGAAAGGTAGTCGGTTCCCAATGAGAAAATGTGTCTCTCCAAAACTGTAGGTTCTTATCGGATGGATCGTTTCGTATCAATAGTGTCTGGTCGCGTTTCTTCACAGTGACATAGTCTTTTTCAATTGAAGATACAATCACTTTTGAAGTAGTGGAGATAGTCGTATTTGATTTGGCACGCATATAGTTCTCGTAAACACTGAGTATCGGATTCGATTTGTACCAAGGAAGATGCTTACACGTGAAGACTCCTCCAATTCGGATATGAGTCTGTGAACGATCGACTAGAGCTTTATTGACAAGACAAAACGTTGTATCCACGGGTGCAGTATAGAGCTCATAGTCTGGATCATCCACTCGTTCTTTCCAGAATTGAGATTCGTGATCGTGTATACTCATATCATTGGTGTAGTTTTCTTGAAAAAACAGTTCGTGATCCGAAATGTCCAAAGCAAGACCGATTTTAGATGCAGATGGATAGCGTTCACTCAACTGAACCATCTGTTCTATAGAATCTGACGGCATCTTTGGATTCAACTGTAAATCGGGATCCGTCAAGATAAAGCGTTGAGGAAGTGAGTTATACAGCTGTGTATTGTTTTGTGGGCTCACCCAAGGTCCTTGATTGGTTTCATTGAAGTGAACACGAACAGGAACCTTATTTAAAAATGCAATGGTCTCTCTTCGGTCGCTGTGGTTGTCAAGAATGATGACATTCTTCAAGTATTCTTGATTGAGTGTGTGTAACATATTCTGGACATACTCGTGATTATTATAACAAATGATCACGATGGGGATCATTTCTAAGTATCATACATTCAAACGTTAAAGTCGTTTATCCAAGGACCATTCTTGGAACAATGTGCATTGCTTCCAATTCCTGCATCCAGAGTTTCATCGCATACGGTATCGTTTTATTGATGAATTCAGTCTTGTTTCCACAGGTTCCACAGGAGTAGATCGACTCTTCTTCGTTCATAATCGCAAGAGTTCCACACGTCTTGCAAATGCCTGTAGGGAATGGATCCGACATATCCATCAATCGTTCTTTAGTAAATGCAGCTACACCGTGAGACAGCAAGCAATCACGTTCCATCTCACCTACACGAAGACCACCATCACGTGCACGTCCTTCACACGGTTGTCGTGTTAGACTGACAATCGGTCCTTTGCCTCGACTGTGCTTCTTGTCAATCACCATATGCTTCAAGCGCTGATAGAACGTAGGACCCATAAAGATTTCAGCTTGCATCATTTCACCGGTCTGTCCATTGTAGAGGATCTCATTGCCATACGGATGGTACCCCAAGTCAATCATATGTTGCTTGAGATCTTCAACTTTCAAGTGGCTATAGGGAGTTCCATCACCCAACGTTCCTCGTTGAACACCAATCTTTCCAAAGATGTTCTCCATCAATTGTGCAATGGTCATACGAGACGGAACTGCGTGAGGGTTCATAATGAGATCCGGACGCAATCCACTCTCTGTGAACGGCATATCTTCTTCATTCAGCAACATACCGACTGTTCCCTTCTGTCCGTGCCTAGAACTGAACTTGTCTCCGATCTGAGGAATACGCTCAGAGACAACACGCACTTTTACAAACGGATACCCATCACTGTTCTTGTCTTGCCAGACTCCATCCACACGGCAAGGTTCAGTGTTCTTGTGTGTAGTACTTGCATCTCGGTAGGCGTATCCAGCCGAGTCGTTACGTAGATTGACGACTTTTCCAATAATCACGTCATTTTCCTGAAGAGTTGCGTGAAGGATCGGAATTCCAGAGTCACTGACACCTGCGTAGGATGTATTCTTGTACTTGCGTGTCAAGTGCTTCATCGGTTTCATAAACTTCTCTTCACGCCCAGAGGTGATATTGCGATGCTCTTCATCCTTGTACATCGTGTAGTAGAGACCTCGCATAAAGCCACGTTGGACGGACGAACGGTTCATAATGATGGAATCCTCT